TGGCGGCGCCGGAATAGTAAACGTCGCCGGTGCTTGCGCCTTCTGGGTAAAGGTTAAGCGTGACCGAGCTGCCGATGGTGATGAGGAGCTGACCGGCGTCGCCCTCGTCCCAGTAAAGATCGCCCGACGCGCTCCAAGTTTTCATGGATGCAAGCCGGGTGCGGTAGGTGTCGCCGAGGACGGAATCCTCAACGGTGTCGGAAGTGTGGGTCAGAGCGTAGTTGCGAAGCTCGCCGATGGTGGTTGACGAGATGCGGATTAAGCCGTCGCGGCCAAGTTTGGTTGCCATAAAATGAGGTTAGTCGGTTGAAAAATAAATGCAGTTAAAAGTGTGCCGAGCCGAGCCGAAGCGCCGGTCCTCGTCTGGTTCAATCGTATATTCCACGCTCGTCAAATGCAGGTCCTGACACTGCCCGCCGAGCGTAACGTCCGCGAGAACGGCGGCCTCGACCGCTGCGCTGCCGGTGTCGAAAAGATCGTCAATCAGGTAGGTGCCGCTTTCGGCGGTGAAGTAGTCCACGACGAGCTGGAGCTGTCGGTATTGCGTGCGGTTGCTCGGCCCGAGCGTGCGGACCTCGATCTGCTCGCTGACCGCGTAAACGGCGGCGGAGGGAAAGCTGACGCTTGCAATCGTGTTGTTGCGCCCGCGCAAGATGTTCGCGGTCGGAACGACGAGAGCGCCGGTCAAGGCGTTGGCGGTGGCGTTGCGGATGTTTGTTCGGGTGCTCATGCTTCTTTGGGTATGACCATGCCGCCTTTTACTTTTGCGAATCCAAGATTGACGGCGCGGTTGGCGAGAACAGCGCGGTATTTCGAGAGCGTGACCTTGTAGCGAATTTTAAGAGCCGAATCAACCACGCGCTGTAGGTCGGGAATCTTGTTGCCGGTGGTCCGTGCGCTCACGAAAGGATTCTGCCCAAATTGCACTTGAGCGGTTCCAGCCTTTGCCATGTGCCGACGAATCCAAGCTGGCACGCGAACGCCGCACGCCATTGCAGCCGCAGCAAATCCAGCCTTACCGAGACCGACCTTTTTTTGAACGTATTTGAGATAGGCATCCGCCGCCTGATTCGTGACCCACATTTGGTCCTGCACCTGCCAGCGACCGATTGCGCTGCGCGTGACCTGTTTCGGCCTCCCGCGTGCATTTCTGTTCGCGTGGTGAAACGCCCGCATCTGCGCGATGGATGCGCCCGGTTGCCAGAACTTGCGATAAATGCGGATTTTCTTCGAGCCTTCCCAGCCGAGGTTCACGCCCATCGTTTCATTCTGCCCGTCGCGTGGTGGAACTTCCGTTGAGTTTCCGATCTTCTGAAAAAGACCGATGCTTTTTTCTTTCGCCAGTTTTCGACCTCCGAACAAGTCGCCCAAAATTGCGTTCTCGCCCTGCTTGCGTGCGTTCGTGCTGAGTCCGCCCGCTTTTGTTTTGGTAATTGAACCGCCCGTGACCAAAGGAATTTGCCCGCCGTTTGCAATCTTGTCGCCGGTCGGCGGCGTGATCTGCATAATCGTCCGAGCGACGTAAGCGCCTTCCTGCTTGATGACCAGACCGAGATCGACCTTTGCGGCGTCGGCGAGTCTCGCCAGCGCATATTCGAGCTTCTTGGTGTCTGAGAAGATCGAAATCATATAACCTTAGCGACGCTCAGCTCACATCCCGCGCCCTCGGCGTCTAGCGTCACGCGCTCAACGTAGTAGGTGATGCCGGCCCGCGAAAGCGTCTGCGTGACCTGCGGAACGGCGCTGACGCTTGTCGTAAGCAGGAACACGGTAAAGCGCGAGTCGTCACGCCGTTGGTCCTCGAAGTCGGCGAACGCGTTGTTCGCCGCCGACCAAACGCCGGTCACCGCCGCGCCCTGATACGTGAACGAAATGCCGGCCTGCTCCAAGATCGCGGAGAAGTCGGAGTTTATCTGCGTCGGGTCGAAGTCTCGAACGGCGGCCATACAATTGCGCGAATCGTCAAACCGTGCCGAAGTGCTGCGCGTGCAGCGCCGGCCGGTTCTCCCGCAGCCACGGCTCGGCGTCGGCCTTGCACTTCGCGCCGTCGTTGCCGCAGGTCTGAGAGCCGACGTGATGCACGTAGGCCCGCGAGATGAAGTGCCGGCGCTTCATGTCCGCGCATTGCACGTCGTCCGAAAACCAGTTAATCGGCGGAAAATCGACCCACGCTTCCCGCTGAATCCACGCGCAAATCGGCGCAATCACCCGCGTCTCTACCACGTATTCCTCCGACTCAAATCGCAGCAAGTCCAAGCGCCCTTTGCCGCAACGGATGTTTTGCGTCCCGCGTGCGTAGTCGGAGCGTGCTGCGACGTAGCCGATTTTTCCGAACGTCTGGCGCAACGCGTAGGCGTCGTAAAGCAGGGTCTCCCACGTCGTCGGCGTAAAAACTATGTCGTCGTTGCAAATGACCAGCTCGTCATGCTCCTTGAACGCGATGCCCGCCGCGTGGTTGTAAGCCTCGCCGAACGTGTTCCCGACGCCGTGAAAATAGTAGGTGCGAATGTTGCGCGGCACGTAGGCTTTGACCGACGCCTTGAGCACGTCGAGACACCTTGCGTTGGTCGTGCAAACGACGATTGCCGGCTCGGGAATCATGCTTTTTTTGCTCCCAGAATTTCTTCGATATTCTCCGCGTCAATCAGCGTGCAGCCGCTTGCCAAGATTCGTTCGTCCCAGTTGTGAGGCGGAACCATGCCGTCGTCAGCGTTGAGCTGAATCACGCCCGGCTCGGCTGCGCTCGGCTCGCCTACGTCGTGCAGGAACTGCTTCGCCATGCCCATCGTCTCGGCGTCGTCGGCACGCACGAGGAAGCGGTGTTCGATGCGCTCCGGCTGCGCCGCCGTCGAGAGCCAAGCGTCGCGGAACGCAACTGATTTGGTCGAGTTGCCCAGCGTCTTTTGCGTCAGCCGAATCTTCGGCTGAGCGTGCTTGTGAAACACGAGCTGCAACGCCGCCGCGTCGTCCAGTTGGCCGGCGAGGCGGTAGGCCCGCGCCGCGAGATCGTGCCCGGCCCAGCCATACCACTTGACCTCATGAGTCCACGGCCGGTCCTTCTCGGTAGGCTCGGGAAGGCTCAGCATCCGCGACGCCCAGAAGCTCGCCCGCTTGCCGTCGTTGCGCTCAAACGCGAGCAGGATAATCGACGCGATGGCCTCGCGGCACCACGGGAAAACGCCGTGCGCCGACATTGCGAACTGCATTGCCTCGCGCCGGGAAGCGACAAGCCGAGCAAGGTTGAGCCCGACCTCGTAGCGGAACGAATCGTCGAGGTTCGGGAAGCTCAGCGCGATGCGGCCGAACTGTTCCGCCGCCGTCTTGTTGCCGGCGCAGTAGTGTTCTTGGTGAATATAAAAATACTGGGTGGCGGACTCCGCGACGCTGCGCCCGAGAATCGCAAGGTTGCGCTTGCGATTGTCCTGCTTGATCGCAATCGGCTGATGGTGCCAGACCGGGGTTGACCAGTCAAAATGCCGGTCGTTCGGAAGTAGGAGCAGATTTTCGTGAACGTCGTGATGCCAGATGCGCCCGCTTGCAAATGCGCTGCGCCGAACGATGCGCTCTCGGTGCAGCTTCTTCCCGGTGCCGCGCACGTCGTAAGGACAACGAATCATGAGCACGTCGTCCGATACCTTGCCAAGCCGGTCCCGCAGCTTTTCGGCGTCCGCAATTACGTCGTCGCAGTCGGCCCAGATTAGCCAGTTGCCGCACGCCTGCGCGAACGCTTGATTGCGTGCGCGGGCGAACGAATCGACGTGCTTCCACGCCTGCGCCGTGGCGCCGTTCTTGTATTCCGAGAAGATGAATCCGACCGAGTGCGCCGCGCACCAGTCGCGGACGATTTGCTCGGTCGCGTCCGGTTCCTGCGAGCCGATGGCGCGAACGAGTGAAACCTCGTCAATCACGCCGTCGAAGCTGTCGAGCATCGCGCCGATTTGTGCCGCCTCGTTTCCGGTAATCACGCAGAGGGAAAGTATCATGGTCGTTGTGTTGTGTGCGTCAGGTCTTGCTGATCGCTCGGACCGGTCAAAACAAAAAGCCCCACGCCGTGAAGCGTGAGGCTGTTGTGAAACCTAATTCCGGTTAAGCGTATTGGGTAGCGATGAGCTGACCAGCGTTCGAGTTCACGATCTTCTCGGCGGTGTATTGCGAGGCGCGAACGATGTTGGACTTGATTTTCTCCTCGCGGTAGGTCGAGACGCCGATGGCCGGTCCGTACTCCGCCCAGCTCAAGGTGAAGCCTGCTCCCCCTCCAAAATAGCCGGCCGAAGCCTGTGTGACCGAGCCCACCCAGATATAGGTGTTGGCCCAGACGTTCGCAGCGGAGAAGGCGATGCCCTCGGGTGCGCTGTCGTATGACGCACGGCCAATCAAAACCTCGGCGACGCCGAAGACCTCAGCGGCTGCTTGGGTGCTGGCGTTGAGGATGGTGTCGGACGAAAGACCGGTGCCGCGCAAACGATTTTGGAATTTCGTGGAAGCGCGGACGCGGGTCCATACTGGGTATGGGATGACGACGCGGGTGTTGGTCGTGGACTCGCCACGCGCAAGCATCCGGTCGAGAGCTTCCTGCACGTCTTGACCAACGTCGAACGTGGCCAAATTGGCGACGGTGTAGGCGGTGCCGGAGTTGGTCGAGGTGAACGCGGCGTTGTCGAAGATTTTTGCGGCGACGCGAAGCTCGTGCGCGAGCAAGAGTTTGCGCTTGGCGAGCTTGGCGGCCATCACCTCGGCGTCGAAGAAGCGGGCAACGTCGAGGGTGACGGTATCGTCAACCGCCTCCTCGTAGCCGTATTCCAGAGCGGTGTAGGTGTCTTGAGTGAAGGCGCGGGTGCCACGAGCGTAATCGCTGTATGGAGCGCGGTTCTTCATATCGCTCTTGAGGAGTTGGCCCTCTTTGAGAACGAACGATGGGTATTGGCCGGCGCGGACTGGCACGTCGAGAATCGGCATGACGGAGGTGCCGATCAGACCGGCCTCCCAGTCTTTTGCCTGCTCAACTACGCCAGCGATGTCGCCACGGAAAATTGCTGCTGAATTTGAATACATGGTAATTATTTCTTAATGGTTAGATGTTCTTGGGAAGCATCTCGATAATCGTAGATGCGTCCGAAGCGGTGCTGAGAGATTTGCCGACCGTGATCGTGCCTGTAATGGAAACGCTCCCGTTGGCATTTGAGAAGAGAGTATCCCCCACGGTCACTGGACCGGCGAGCAAGGTAGCTTTGATGGTGGTGCCGCCGAGAAATTCGACGGTGATTTGATCGCCGGAAGCGGCGTCAATCGTTGCAACGCCGTCGGGCAGAGAAGCCGTGGCTGCAAGACCGACGCCTCGGTTGTTGGAAATCGACACGAGACGAAACGCGGTGATAGCCGAGTTCGCCAAGAAAGTGCCGGTGTGATTGAATGAAGTGGCCATTTTAGTTTTGGATTAGAGTTTGACGAGTTCGCCGGCTTGAACGCGTGCGCGATACGCAGCGTAGAGGTCGGCGTGGTTTTTGATCGCGAAGGTGATCGCCGAAGATTTGTCGCCCTTTAGCTCGGTGGCTTTGGCTGCGACGACATCCTCAAACTTCTCGACCTTTGCGACCGGTTTGACTGCTTCGGCCGAGGCAATCGGAGCGGCTGGCGCACCAAAAGACTTGGCAAATTCTTTGACCGCTGCGAGTGCGGCGGCGTTGGCGGCGAGCTGCACGACTTCGTTCTGTGCGCTCATCGCGGCGGGTTTCTCTTCTTTGGGAGCGAGAGCACTTTCGAGCTTCGCGACTTTTTCCGTCATGCCCATCATGGCAGACTGAATCATGCCTTCGATGGCCTTTTTCATTTCGTCGTTCATAGGAATTTCGATTTTGATTTCTGCTTCCGGCGACTCGCTGGCGTCGCTCTCAAATTGTTTGAGTTTGCGCGCAAAAAATCCGTTCGGGTTCGCAGCGGGTTCGCTGACGAGATCGACCGAGTAAATTTCCGAGCACCGTTGCAAAGTCGTGAGCTTGTCCGCGCTCTTTTCGGACGGACCCGAGAACGCGATTGAGAGCCCGAACGTGTCTGGAATCCGCTCGGCGATCTCCAAGATGTAAGCGCGATGCGGCGAATTTTGCAGCAAGTGCAAATCCCCGAGCAGCTTTTCGCCGCTGATTCTCAGCGCGTCGATATAGCCCACAATATCGCCCGCGCCGCCCGAGTGGTCGAGTTTGACCTTGAGCCCGCCCGCGTATTGCTCTGCGGCGGTTTTGACCTGCTCCAAAGTCAGGTCGTCAATCATCACGCCGTGCCCGAGCGCCGGCCCTTTCGTGATCAGCGAGACGCCGCGAATGATGCCGGCCTGTGCGTCAATGACGCCTGCGGACGCTGCAAATGTAATGACGGGTTCCATCGCTTATGCGATGGCCGTCAAATCACGGCTCCTTGCTTGCCTCGCGATGCCAGCGCCAAAGCAAAAATGCGATGCCCAGCAACGTGCCGATCAGCGCCGCCACGTCGTTGACCTGCGAGAGTGATGTGAAGGCGACGACCGGAGTCGAAGCGGTGGCGAGGTCTTTGACTTGGGTCGGGTTCATTTTTTCCGCATCTCCATGATTTTTTCGAGCGTCCTGCCGCCAAAGTAAAAGCTCATGATGAGCATCCCCCACTGGCCGAGCAAAGCGACATAGCTCTCATTCGCGTTGTGACCGAAGGCTGACATCATCGCGAAGGTGAAATATCCAACGAGGATCGCCGCGAGCGTTAGCGGTCGCACGTTCTTCGACATCCACGAGTCCGAAGACATGTCCGCTTTGAGCCGCTCGGTCAGATTGCTCTGCTCAGTCTTGTATGCCTCAAGATCGGCGTTCATCTTCGCCAGCTCGCCGTTCTGCGCCATCGTCGCCAGTTCTAGCTGCGCCTTGGCCTTTGCTTCGGGGTCAGGAATGAGCTTGTCGATCAGCTTCGTTCCGATGCCTAGAATTTCAGCGAGAGGAAACATGGTTACACCCTCAAGTCGTTCGTCAAACGGCGGAAAAGAAAATACGGGAACCAAATCCATTTCGGCACTTTGGTTATTTTCACGTTCGCATTTCGGACGAACGGCACTTCGGCGTCCCAGACTTTGACGCGAATCGGCGAGCCGTCCGGTGAAGTGCAGTCTAGTATTGAAACGTTCTGCGTCGGAGCGCGGCCCGGCTCCCAATAGTTGTCATACTGTCCCAGCTCAATCGTGCCGCTCACGACGGAGCCGTAAAGCGTCAGACCGTTGATCGCGCCCTTGATCGTAACCGAACCGTGAACCGTGCAGTTCTGCACCGTGTAATTGGAGCCGCGCACGCAATCAATTGAGTCCTCGCGGCCCGCTGGAATCGTCAGCCCGCTAATCGTGAGCCCGGTGCAGTTCGAGCACTTCACCAAGTCGTCCCAGTTCTCGGGGTCAAGCGGTGCCTGCCACTCAGCCGCGTCCACCGTCAGCCCGTTGTCCTGTGGCCCAACGTAGCTGCGCCAATTAACGTCTGCCGTCCCGCTCATTTGGGTTTATCGACCATTTCCTTTGGATTTAAAGCCTCGGCAAGCTGCTCCGCGCACTTGCGTAGCAAATCGTGCTGATCGGCGGGTAATGGTGCAAGGCGGGCGGCTGCGTATAGGTTTTGAAGTGCTTGCTCAGTGCTCATGTTAGGAGGCGGCGAGTTCCTGATGCGCGATAGCCGTAACCGCAGCCGAGACTTCGGCGTAGCTGTAAGTCTTGCCGCCGACGGTGACGGTTTTGTCGCTTAGGAGCGGCCATTGAACCGTTGTCCAAGGCGACACGAACACCTGCCCGTCGATAACGGTTTTCTTCTCGAAAAAAGCAGTGGCGATAGGAGACTCGCCCTGCGGGTCAGTCTGGATGCGTTGTAGCGTGGTGGTGACGATTGGGTCATTCATGGTAGGAAAAAATTAGGCGGAGACAGCTTTGATAACGGAGAAGTTGAGCACGGGGGCTTCCGAGGTCGTGCCGCCCGTAGTGGCAAAGCTGATGCGGAAGGAACCCGCGCCAACGGCGGTCACGGACATCATGTAAAGGTCGGTGCCACTGCGCTGGTTGACGATGATCGTGTCCGTCGCGGCGACGGCGGAATTGGTGACGGTGAATGATTGCCACGTCGCGCTGCCTGCGGCGGTGAAAAGCGTGATTGCGCCGCACACGGTGTTGAGCGTGACGCCAGTGGTGCGCGAGGTGCCTTGCGTGACTGCGCCGCCCGCGCCGGTAGCGTAGCCGATGCCTGCGGTGGCGGAGGTGGAGCGGACAGAGTTTGAGAACGTCGCCGCGCCCGCAGAAGTAATTGTCAGCAAGTCGGTCGTTCCGGCGGTGCGAATTTTGAACGAACCGCCTGAACCGCCTAAGACATTGATGCCGACTTGAAATCCACTAAAGTTATCAATGTTTAGCCCGTCGCCTTCATAACCTGCGAGGCCGTTGCCTCGCAAGAGTCGGCCAAGTGTCGTCCCGCCCGCCGTATAATTTGCGTAGTGCTGAGCGGTGCCGCTTGCGCCGGTAGGATTGTCGAGCCGCATCGCCGCCGTGGTGGATGCGCTGCCGGTGCCGGTGATGGTGCTTCCCGCGAAGATCGCGCCCGCATTGCCAAACCCACCCGCGTTGACCAAGCTGCCGGTCGTGGTGGATGTGCTGGCGGTGGTGTCGCCAATCTGAACCAAACCCGCTCCCACGCTGCGGAAGGCCCAATTATTGGTGCCCGCCGTTAGAGCTTCGACATAAACTCCGTAAAGATTCGTGATCGTCGAGCCTGCGCCCTTCGTCGGGGCAGCGGCGTAAAAGCCCGTCATATTCGTAACCGTATATGCCGACGCGGTGCTTGCCGGGAGTGAGTAAAACGAGTGCGCACCCGCCGTGAATGATGCGGGATACGTCCCCGCCGATAAGTAGCCAACGCCGTTTGTGTCCCCGCCGATATTTGGGATGATCCCGCCAAGGTTTGCGGCAGCGTTGTTCGCGGGTGCGCCATTGATGCCAATCCGCGCCGCAAACGTCGCCGCGCCCGTCGCGCTCAACGTGCCCCCGATATACGCCGCCCCCGCATTCCCAAACCCACCCGCGTTGACCAGCGAGCCGGTCGTGGTGGAGGTGCTGGCGGTGGTGCCGAACACCTTGAGCCCGCCCGAGCCGGAAATGTCGGTCGTGCCGCCCACAAGCAGATTTCCAATGTCAGTGAGTCGGGCTTTTTCCGATACTGCCGCCGCGCCGCCGTTGGTTAAAAAAGAGAGGTGAGCGTTCAGCGTTCCAGCGCCGCGAGCGGTGAAGATCGAGCCGAGCGCCGCGCCGCTTCGTAGGCTTGCCCCGCTGTCGTTGGTGACAAACGACAGTTGCGCGGCGTTGTTGGCCGTGGTGTCTGTGTTGTATAGGCCAACAACCGGGTTTGTGGTGCTTGAGGTCGTGTAGGTCGTGGTGCGGTTGCGATAAATGGAGGTATCACCGGTGCCTTGCGGCGTGAGGGTGAATCCACCGTTGGTCCCCTGCCCCAAAACCAGACTTGCCCCGGTGCTGCCGCCCGAAAGCGTGAGGTCGGTGGTGGCTGGGCCGGTGAGAGACGCCGAGATTGGCGTCGTGAGCGTCGGTGACGTAGAGAGCACGTTTGCGCCGCTGCCCGTCGAGGTGGTCACGCCTGTGCCGCCGTTGGCCACTGGTAGCGTGCCGGTCACGCCCGTCGTTAGCGGTAGCCCCGTGCAGCTCGTCAGCGTGCCGCTGGACGGTGTGCCAAGAACCGGCGCGGTCATCGTCGGACTCGTCAGGGTCTTGTTCGTCAGCGTGTCCGTGGTCGCACGTCCCACGAGCGTGTCGGTTGCGTCGGGAAGAGTGACGACGCGGCCCGACGTCGAAACGGCGTCAATCAGCGTCACCGCGCTTGCGGCGCTGGATGAACTGCGGAAGCGGATTCCCTTGTTGAAATCCGTGCCGTCACTGATCGTGAAAAGTCCGCTGCCCTTCGGCTGCAAATGCACGCCGATGTTCGTGCTCGCGCCCTCGGCAAGAACGTGGAGCGGGTTGCCGACGCCGGTCCCGTTCTTAATCTCAATGTAATCAGTCGCGCTCGCCACGCCGGTAAGTCGCACGATGTCGTTGCCGCCGCCAACGATTCCCACCGTGTCCGCTGCCGGGCGATACATGCCGGTGTTGGTGTCGCTGACAAAGAAGAGGGACGGCGCCGCTTCGGTCCCGTCCTGCAACTCGATTTGTCCCTCGTCGCCGGTAATCGTGATCGTCGTCGGCGTCTCGGTGATCGTGATGTTACTGCCGGCCACTAAGTTCTTCGGCACGTAGTTCGGCCCTTCGCTGCCGAGGATTTGCCCGCTCGTTGGGATCGGCAGAAGATCGGTCAGCGTAGTAATGCCGCCGCCGCCGCCATTGTTTCCACGTGCTGCGTTCAGCGTCCAGTTCTCCGCGTTCCGGCCCGGACGCTCGCGGTTGTCGTTGATGTTCGAGACGAACGAATCTCCGTTGAACGTCACGAGGTCGAGTTTTTGATAGGTGTCGTTCGGCGTCCATTTGCCGCGAGGATTCAGCCCGCGAGGTTCGGCAAATTCCTTCCGCAGTTGGTCGATCTCGCCGGCACGCGGAAAGCGTGAGAGTTCGTCGGTGACGATTTCCTTGACCGCGCTCGGCAAAGCGGACGCCGCCTCTGCGATTCGCGCCTCGGCCTGCGTCAGAAGCGAAGCGTTGTTCTCGCGCTCGGCCATGAGCACGGAATAACGCGCCGCCGTCGTTGATTCTAGGCTGCGAGTGATGGCGTCGATTTTGGCGGAAAGCTCCGAGCTGATCTTGGTCTGTGCGTCGGTCGCTCGCGCCGCGATAAAGATTTCCAGCTCCGAGCGAATCGCCGGTTCGATCTCTTCAAGGCTGCGCTCGATCTCGCCGGACAAGTGGTCGCGCAAGATTGGGAAAAATTCGAGGATCTGCTTGAGTTCCGCCTTTTGCGTGACGGCCATCTCGATGAGGCTGTTGATTTGCTGTTGTGGGTCTTGCATGGTGTCAGAGTTGGCCGTTGCGGTGGTATATCAAAAGCGTGGTGGCAAAAATTTCGAGCGTCTCCAAGTCCTCTTCGTCAATTTTTCGGACGCGCTGCTGTCTCGTGGTGCCGATAATTACGTCCGACTCGTCCGGTGTCGGAGGCGGCGGCGTGCCTTGAAAGCTGAGGAGCGTCAGCAGCATCGCGGTTAGTCGTGCGCTTTAATCATGACGTAACCAGCGGTGACGCCGACGCCCGCCGTGCTGACTCGTGCTCGCATGATGGCGGAGTTAATGTCTGTAACCGTGACTTGCACGGTGCTGCTTGCGACGGCGGTCAACGGCGTGCCGATGGCATACCATGAAGCGCCGTTGTCGTCGCTGCCTTCCAGTTGGATTTGAGGCGCGGTCGTCGTGATTGCGCCCACGTTGACGACGAGTTGAGCGCGGTTGCCGCAGTCGCGGGTGTCTAGGCTCGGCGTCGTGCTGTTCAGCGTGGTTAGAACGATGCTGCGATCAATGAGCTGGCGCACCGCCTCGTTGTTCGTGCTGGACTGCAGACGGTTGATCGAGCGGGTAACTGACGGCGAACCGCCGCCGACGGTCTGAACGTAGCGGACGCGATTTCCAGCAAGCCGCATGACCGGAGAGCGATACATTCCCGTCGCTGTGATGCGCGGGAAGTCGTAAACTTTAAACCAGTTCGTGCCGGAGTCGTCAGACTCTTCGATAGCCACATCAAGCGTAGGTGTTCCGCTGATTGCTGTGACTGGAATGTTGACGCTGTAACAACTGCCGAACGTCGGCGTAAACGGACCGCTGGTCGTCGTAGTTGTTAATGCAGCCGACGCCACGTCCGCGATGATGCCGGGGAAGCTAAGGTTTGCGGCGGTAACTGCGCTGACAGTGGTGACGGTGGTGACGGTGCCGCTTGCAATAAGCACCGAATCCGAGTTCATCGCGCCTTGCCCCCTTTTGCCCTGTATGTAAACGGGCATATTGGCGAACTTCTCAATCGAACAGAACGACATTGTCCACGTCGTCGAGGAGGCTGGCGCGGTCGTGCCATTGAAGCTCCAGACGAACAGGTAAAGATCCAAATTGTCGTCGGGGATGTTTTCGACGCGGTTGGCTCGCACGACAATGTTTGGCGACGTCGTCGTTGCTCGAAGCTGATCTGCCCAGAACACCTCACGGCCGGTCAGCTCGCAAGTGATGATCGTGCCCGGCGAGGCGGTCGTGTTGATCGTTGCGGTAGTGTCGCCCTGCGCCCAACCACGGCGTTGAGCATCAACGCTGAGGTTTGTGGCCGTCGTTCCGGTGACGAGATTACGGACGTAAGAATGACCGAAGATTGTAGCGGTGCAGCTACCAGAAGCCGGCCAGCCCGCGACGGTTAGATTGTAGGACGTGCCAGCGACCACGGAGGCGATGGCGTAGCGACCGGGAACGCCAGCCGCGCCGACGATGCGGCCCACGTGCACGAACTGACCGACGCTCGTTGAGGTGAACGCGTGGCCCGATTGCGCGACCGTGATGCTCGTCGCGGAGTTGATCGTGACCGTCAGACCCTCGCCAATCAGATCGGCGAGCATCACCGCCAAGTTGTTATTTGCGATGCGTTGCGATGCGACAATAGAGAACTTGAGCCGTATGGCTCCGCGCCAATTTTGGACGCTTCGCGCGAAGAACTCAGCTCTTGCAGTGGTTCCTGCGACGATAGCCAGCGCACCAGATGCTTGAGAATACGAGACGCCTGTGCCTGTTGTCGGAGTGGTAAACTGGTTGGAAATGACCGACGCGCCGACTTCCGAAAACGATACGTTGAAAATTTCCTGACCGATTGCGCGGACCGGCGTTCCAGAGGCCTCGTTGTCGAGCACGCGAGTCGATAGCGAAGGAAGCTTGTCGTTTATTGCGGAGTTAGACGTGACGATTGCCGACGTGTCCACCTCGACGGCTGCCAAAGTCGTTTCCGTAGCTGCGCCGGATGGGAGCGGAAGCGATGCGGCGGAAACGGGTTGAGTTGCTTGGAAGAAACTTCCGCTTACGGGAACAGCCGTCGCCCGAAGTTGCGCGTCCGTGAGCGGCTGACTCAATCCGGTGTTCGCCGTAACCGTTCCCGAAACGGGAACCGCGCTCGCCCGAAGTTGCGCGTCGGTCAGCCCGATCTGCGCCGGGAAATTTCCCACCGTGACCGAGCCCGTAACCGGAACCGGATTTGCTGCGCTGACGTCGCCGTCGTTCACTCCGTCCGCGCCGAGCGCGAGTTTCACGCGCTGAAAGAGATGCCCGCTGATGTCGTCGGCTGCGACGCTTGCGCCTTCGCCCGGTGTATATCCTACGTTGTCGGCCATTTTTTTTGTGTGTTAATTATTCCAGCTCGGCAACGGCTTCGGCCATCCGGCCAAGTCCGTCGCGTTTCGTGACGCGAAAGACGATTCGCGATTTGTTTTCTGGCTTCGGCCATTCCGGAAAAACGATTGCCGGCGCGGTTGGCGCGTCTGGCAGTTTGATTTCGGGAATGGTCACGTTGATCTCGGGAGCTTGCGGCGGTTTCGCTAAAATTCCCTGCAACGCGGTGATGATTTGCGCGAGGTTCGCGACGGCGGAAACCATGCTCGGAGAATCGGCCAGCGATTTCCGTTCGTGCTCGGCGACGGCCAGCGCCGTGCGAAGCTGCGGAATCTCCGCCGCCATGCGCTGCAGTTCCTCGGCGTGATGGAGGATGATCGCGCCCAACTGTTCTTCGTGGTCGGTCTTTGTGCTCATCTTAGTTGGTGCGATTTTTCAACGTGTCGAAAATCTCCGAAACCTTGCGGTAGATTTTGACCACGCGTTGCTGCTTGTCGATTTCTTCGAGCGTCGGCGAAGCGGTCTTGCAGAATGTTTTGAAGACCTCGGCGGCGTCCTTGTTTTTAAGCAGAGCCTCGCGAATCACGAACGGTTCGGCGTTCAGTTCCTTCGGCACTTCCTGTTTGTTGAGCCGCTCCACGATGGCCGTCGCCCACGAATAGCCCTCGTCGCCGCCCCAGCCGTGCCACGCCTGCCAGCCCTTGCCTTGTTCCTTCCATGTCTCGCCCTGCTTGTCGGCTTGGTGCCGGTCGAAAAATGCCTTCATCCGGCGAACGGTGTCCTCGGACATTGGCCGCTTGTTCATGAGGTCACGCGCCCGAGCGATGCCGATACTCGTCATGCCGCGCTGCGAGATTGGCTTTTGCTCGCGCACGTCCAGAGCGCGGCGAGCGTTTTCCGCCATCGCGTTTGTCGGAATGTAGGAGTCGGTCGCGAAGTTGATCGTGACGAGATTCGCGTCGTTCTGCACTTGCTGAACCGGCTCGATTGCAGCGGGTGCTTGCGCAACGCTCGCCGCCTGCGCCTCGGCTGCGCTTGCTCCCACCGCGTCGCCGGCTGCGGCTGCGGCCGCTGGCGTGCTTGGCAGTGAGGTCGTCGTGAGGCGAATCGCCGTCTCCGGCACGCCGTATTTAACCGCGAGTTCCTTCACGAAACCGGCCTCAATTGCGATCTGCTCCAGCCGAGAGAAAGCGTCGGTGCCTTCCTCGGCTGCGATCTCTTGCAGCGACTTCGCGCCTTGCCGGTTTTCGTTCATGTTCGCCGCCGACTCGCGGCCCACGTCGATTGAGAGCTTGGCCGGGAAACGCCACTCGCCCTTGGTCGCCCGGCGCAGCGCTTGAACCATTGTCTCGCCTGCGAGCAGCGGAGGCGGCGGAATCTCGCCGCGTGCAATGGCGTCGAGAATCACGGCGTCCTTGATCGGGTCCAAAACCTTGTCGGTCAGCACGCCCTGCTTGTTCGTGAACACTCGATCAGCCGCAGCGAACTCTGCGCGGACGCTCGGGCCTTTGTATTCCTGCGTGCCGAACAGCACGCCCTCCGGCACGCCCACGCCTAGCGCGATCTCGTGCATAAGGTGCTGCACAAATCCGGTGAAAGCCTGCGACGGACGCGACGGCATGACTTCCACGCGGTCGCTGTTCTGGAAATATCGAATCATGCCGACCTCGGTCAGCTCGTTCTTCTGCGTCTGTCCGCTCGGTAAGTTCGCCGCAGGGTTTGGCTGGAAAAGGTTGCGCGGGTTCGCGACGCCTCGGTCGTTGAAGATCAGCGCCGCCTGCTGCGACGAGAAGCGGACGCCGGCCTTTTCCGCCTGCAAGATTTCGTGCAGCATCCGCGCCGTCTGGATTGCGCTGTGCAGGTCCGTGACGCCTCGGTATTGGTCAACGCGGAACGGGTCGAAGTAGTGGCAGAATTGATTTGCCGGAATGTCCTCGGCTCCGAAGTAAACGCCGTTCCGGTCCACGCGGAAAATCCGGTAAGCCACTGGCTGACCAAAGTCGTTCGTCACGACTCCTTGAAAATAATTGTTCGAGGCGACGGCTGACTCGTTCGGATTGCCGATGCGCGTCGCCGGCACAAGTTGCAGTTTCAAACCCTCGCCGCTGCGCCGGATGACGAAACCGCAGTCGCCGTCAATCGGTCGTTCCTCGGCCGCAAGCTGCACGAGTTTCTTGAAGCTGTGCCGGTTCGTCACGTCGCAGTTTTTGCACCACGCATGGAAATAGTCGTCAATCACGCGGTTGTAATCGCGGTCGCCGGTCGTCGGTGAGTATTCGTGTGGAGTGAGGTAGAGTCCGAACTTGCGCGAGATTTCCCGCGCCTCGGGGAAGTTGTCCACCAAGTCCCGCGCCTCATACATCATGACCACCCGGTCCCGCTGATTCTGCGAACTCTCGGCCGGCTGGGTGTATTGCTTGGGCGTGTAAAGGCGATTGGTCCGCGCCGCGTTATACTCGAAAAGCGACTTCGCGACGCGTGCCTCCAAACGCTTGAGCGCCCATGTCGGCGCGATGTTCTCCAACGCCCGGTCAATCCAAGGTTTATTTGCGACCAGTTTTGACGCGTCGAAAAAGTCGGTGCTCATGTCAGTTGCCGTTGAAACTTACGAATGTCGTATCGGTTGACGTTCCGGCTGCGTCGGTCAAGGCGTCTTGCAAGTTGCCGAGCATGTTGTTGAGCGCGTTCAGGTCTGCCCGGCTCACGCTCTTGCCGTTGAGCGAGTAGCTTTGGTTCAGGAGCACGGCCTGAATCGCGTCAATCGTCTTGGTCTTGAGCGCCGTCAGCGTCGCGGTGTCCAGTCCGAGAAATGGGTTGTCGAGCATACTTGTGCCCGAAACGTCAAACCTGACTAGTCCTTGGGCGCTGCGTAGCGAATCACGTTCGCAATCGTCGCCATGCAGAGGAGCATCGCCGAGGTGTCGAGACCGTGATTCGGCGCGTTGCTCTTCACCTCGCGCCACTCCCAGACGCCGGTCCGAATCTCCACCTTGGACTCGCCCTTGAGGTGTTCGAGGTAGAGCGGATTCACGTCCTTCGGCAAAAGCCATTTCAGGTCGCCCTTGGCTTCCAGCGCGTTCGCAAGCAGGTCTTTGAAATAGTCGCCAGACCAGTCGTAATAAAACACGTCTCCGCCCCGGTAGTCGCTCACTCGTGGTTCGC